CTGCCTAGCCTCTCGCCCAACAACCCTAGAAGGAGTAGTTGCCCAAGTTCCATTGTTGGTCTGTGAAGAGATCAGCGCTCCAATCAATGAGATTGGACGACTAGCCTTGGCATCTGATCCGTAGAGTGTTGCAGAACTTGTAGATGTTGCCGAGATGGACGTAATGGCCTGGAGTTCAGAGGTGTCAAACAACTCGGCTCCTGCGCACAAGATCGGATGTTCAGTAGTATGAGCCAGGTAAATGCCAAGCTGTTGAGCCGCAGCACTCACATGCCCAAACGATGCGCCCGCTGCGGCAGTGATGGACATCGGATATGGAACACGCGAGATCAACGGCGTTGCCGATGCTGTCGACGTATTCTTAAACGAGAACTCATTGTTGGGCGGTGCATGGACATCCATGATCAGAGTGTTGGAACTGATCCGGGCAGTCACGAAGTAATTGTCACGAGTAGTCCTGAAGTCGAGGACGTTAGAAATGTTTGACGACGCATCGTTGAGGATTTGACCGACGCATAGCCAAGCCTTGCTGGGATGGTACAGCCCTTTGCGCCCGCCACTGAAGTCCATCGGCGTAATGTCACTAATGAACGGCTTCCCCAATTCACTAACATAGAGATAGTAAACAGTGCTTGCCGACTCTGTAATCCCTGTGTCGAGGTTAGAAGTGATGTCCCAGCGCAAGAAGTCTTGCTGAAAATCTACTGCTGAACCGTAAACAGTAAGTTGAACATCGCGGCGTTTAGTGCGCACTTCAGTATTGCTGATGATCTCAAGTTCTGGCATCTCACCAGAAGCAAACGCTTTGGCGAAGTCGAAGGACCTGGCAGCAACGCAGCCGGTGCCGTTCTGCAAGCAAATGCCGATCAACGTGGCGCCAGCAGATGTCCAGGAAGATGAGTCGAAGTACTTCCAAGTGTCGTTGACCAGATCGTACCAGTAGTCTCCGACCGAAGGGGAACTAGGCTGTGTGTTAGCAATCCGTGGATTGGTATACGTTACTGCCAAAGTCCCATCAGTCTTCAGGAAGACCCATGTCAACTTCATGAGGGTGATGGTTGCGTTGTCACTGAAGGTTAAGCGCGGGAGCGCAGCATCGGCTGAGTTGAAGAAGTAGCCACGACGAATGTTTGTAAGGCGGCTGTTGCCGTTATCAACCTTAGCAATGAAGTATTCAGTAGAGCCTAAGCTGAAGGCTGCAAGCTTACCGTCGAGAGATGTAATCTCGGTTCCAGCCGCATCATAGCTAATGTAGGTGCCGTACTGCGCTTCAACGTCGGTGTCGCAGTAGTCATAGAGCTTGTTCAAATTGAATTCGTTGTGGTGCGACCAACCGCCATGCTTGTCGGGCTTGCACATGATCAGCATGTGCCGGTGGCCGTCCATGTCTTTTTGCACCGGCAGTTCGAGCGCCGTCACCAGCGCATCGAGCCCCAGCGGCAGGGCCTTCATCGCGGCCGTCGCCATTGTGTCGTGCCACTTTTCAGAGGGACATGCAGGGAAGCCCATAGGTTCAAGATGAAACCTCCACATCGCTTGCTCGAAACCGGCGTTGTGGGCGATGAAGATCACGGTCGGATCGTTCGCCAAGGCCAGCAGGCGGGGATCGAGCGCGTGCATCTGGCGTTCGGTGAGGTGGAAGGTTCGCTCGGGCTGCTTGTTCTCAACCATTTTTATAGAGAGACAGAGCGGGATCGTGGTCAAGTCGGCCGCGTACTTCCAGGCCCCGACCTTTCTCAGATCGGCGCGGCTGGCAGTCTCAAAATCTAGCACACAGTATTTCATGATCGGCGAGCCTTTCGGGTTTCCCAAGCTTTGCGTCGAGCTTCCGGAGAAAAGCCCGAATGTGTGCGCCGTCGAACAGCCGCTTGAACATTTTCCGCGCGTGTTCCGTAAGAGAGATTTTCCAATCTCGGATTCAGTCGATTATCATCTTTGTGACAAACATCATGACCTACCGGGCGAGGACCAAGAAAGGCTTCGGCAACCACAACGTGCAGTAGCCGAGTTTTCCCAAATCCAAGGTTCAGTTTCCAGTAGCCATGTGAACCAACACCAGGACGCAAAAAGCGTTGTGAGTGCCAGCTAAAAATACGTCCTTCGCTCGAAACCATGTGGAGTGGAAATCCGGGCACAAGGCGCCATTCTTCGCTCACAGATCATACTCCAAGACAGGCTTCCGCGGCTTGAGCACCGGAATGCAATGATCGTGCGAAAATTCCCAATCGCCGGGGCGCCCCATCACGTTGCCTTCGCCGGCAGGGACGGTTTTGCCGCACCAGCGGCATGGGCCTGGGTATTTGTTGCGCATGTCAGAAATCCTTCAAGCGAATGATCTGCTCGGTCTGAATTTCTTTAATACAACCGAGCATCGCCATAGCTTCTAAAAAGGTATTTCGATCAATCGAATAGAGCGCTTTTTGTGTGTTGCGACCATCCACGATTTCGACATTGATCTTGTCACCGCCACGACTGAAGACAATTTCACGCAAATACGGCGGTGCGTCAGTAGCAGGGAAGCGAATTTCCATAATCTTTCTCCCACAAGAAAGGCGGCAGACTTATCGCACCCGGTCTGCCAGCGGGCATCCAAACTGCGGTGAACGCGCAGCAGCGATCAGAAAGCCGGCTTGTCGTCCACCAGATCGGCGTTGCTCGGCGCGTTGGCAGTCGGATCGAAATCCGAGTAGCCAGCGAAGCCGCCGAACACCTCGTTGTTGCCGGGACCGCCTGCCCCCGCAATGCGCTCGCCCTTGCGGACATAGAGGCAGTTTTGCAGGTAGGCCGTCACCCCATCCTTGGCATCGAGCGTCTTGCGACGGAACGCCTTGAAGGCGAGCGCCGGGACCACGTAGGCGCCGGGATAGAACAGATCCTTGCCGGCCGAAGCGCGGGCGTGTTCTTCGTCGGGAATATCGACGATCTTGCCGCCTTCAAGCTTGGCGAGTTCGACCGCGAACTGTGACGAAGCGGTGATGATCCCGGCGTAGGGCGCGTACATTTCGGCACGCTTCTGCGCCTTCTCCTTGATCTTGAACGCTTCATCGGCGCCCTTGCCGGCCGCATCGAGTTCGGCCTTGGCGAGAGCCCGCTTGCCCGCGGTGGTGCCGCTCATGCAAGCCAGGTAATAATCGTTCGGATTGCCGGAAAAGGTGCCGAGTTCGGCAGTCAGGGCCTTGACCATGATTTCCACGATCGGATCGAAATCCTCCTTCTCGATCCCGAAGGTTCCGGAGAACTTCGGCACGGCGTTGGCGATGTTGCGAGGGGCCGACTTCGCCGTGATCGACGAAAACAGCAGCCGGGCGGGCTTGATCAGTGTGTAGCGATGAGTCTCAGACATGGTTACTTCCTTTTGTCCCTGTGTTGGATTGCCCTTCGCCAAGGGGACCAGTCGGCGAACGGGAATATGATCAAAACCCCATCTGTTCGGGTGTCTGTGCGTGCGCAGCGAAGGTCGCAGCGTTCGACGGTGGCTTGGCCTCGGGACGGGGATCGGAGCGCGGCGCGATCGTCAGACCGGCGCCAGTCGGCTTATATCCCCATTCCAGGGCGATTTCCTTGCCGCGGCTGGACAGCTTCTCGACCTGTGCCGGGCTACGCACCTTGGGATCCTCGAATGCCTTGTCGCCGAAGGCTGCGACCAGTGCAGCTTGCGCGCCGGGCTTCCATACCCGCGACACCTTCTTTTCGACGAGCTTGGCGCTCGGGATCACCCCGCCGCCGACCATGCGGGCATGAACGGTTGCTTCCAGCGTCTTCATGAAGCGCCGCACATTCTCGCGATCGATGTAATAGCGATCGAGTTCTTCGTTGGTCAACATGGTGATAAAATCCTCGCTGGCTTCGGCGTAGTCCTTGAACGCCTGTTGCATCTTCGGGCAATCGAGCATCACCGGGCAAAACTGACAATGTTCGCCGGTCACGAAATCCTCAAGGAAAATTTCGATCCTGCTCATGAGATCGTTCATCGCGGGCAGCAGCACGTTGTGCCCCCAATCGAGAACGTCGCCGAGTGTAATCTCCCATACGTCGGGCGCCTCGAAAACCCCGTAGAAGTTGGGCTGGACGATCCCCAGGCTCACCGGCATCGATCTATCGGCCGAGCGCAGCCATTGATCGTTCATGACCATGAGAAAGCCGTAATAGAGCATCTGGCGGTTACCCGGCGCGGCCACTCCGATGCCTTCCCCGTTCTTGTAGTCTCGGAGCTTCACCCCATCGGCGCGCGACCAGAAACCGAAGTCCACGGTGCCGCGCAGCAGAGGATGAATTTCGGGCAGGTGTATGGTCTGCTCGATCAGCAGATTGCCCTTCTCCTTGCGATTATCGAGGATGCTCATGCACTCGTTGAAATAGACATGAGCGGCGTCCAGCGAAATGCCATCGGGCCAGCCGACAAGGTAGCCGCCGAATTCCTCGCCGAGATATTCGAACGGCTCGATCCCTTCGATAAGGGCCTTGGCGCACAGTTCATGCGCGGCCGTCCCGAGCTTGGCGAATTCGCTTTCGATGTTCTCGAAGGTGCCATTCTGCAACTGCTCCCGGTGCAGCAGGAACGAGCCTGTGCAAGTCAGGAAGCGATGCGCGCCGCTGCCACCAAGCGGGGAGTGTTCGAGTTCGATCATGGCTACTTCCTCAGTTCATCGTGGTTTAGTTGGCAGACATTACCCGGTCTGCCAGCGGGGCGACTCGACGGGCTCACCCGGCGAATGTAATGCCTGCCTTGGCTTCGACGGCCTTGGCAAAATCTTCGCGCTGATCCTCGAAGATGTTGCGGCTATGCGCCACTTCGCCTTCGGGGACAAACTTCTCGATCAGGACCTTGACAGGCGCCGGATCGCCGAGCTTCACCGCGGCCTGGTTGCACAGCGCGCCGAGATCGGCGTCCGTCCACTTACGCGCCGGGATCGATGCGGCAGCAGCGGCACCTTCGGCTTCGACTTTCTGCGAGGCAGCACGGAAGGCGGCGAATTCGTCCTCCTCAACGGCCCCAGCAGTCTCGACGGCAGCAACCTCGCTCTGCGAAGATTCCGCCTCGCCAGTGTTCGCGGTGGATATGGAACCAGCGGAGTCGCTCTTCGGAAAACCCGGCAGCGGCTCGGGACGGGTAACACCCACCTTCATGCGCCACAGACCTTCCTTGGTCATGGTCTTCGTCGAAGCGTGCATGTCGGCCGACCACGGATGCCCATGAGCATCAACCGTGCCGTCGTCAGTCGCAGCCGGGGATGCTTCCGCAACGGAGTCCGACTGTTCGACCGCAGCAACCGGAGCCGCAGCGATAGGGGCCTGCTTCACAGGTTCGGACTTTCCCGGCGCGGGCAACGTCGGAGCGGCAAGCTCATTCAAATATGTGAAAAGTTCTTCTGCACTCTCGGCAGTAATTCTCAGTTCGATCATTTCATTTTCCTTTTTCGTCAAGAACGCGGTGAATCACGTTCATCTTCTCCAAGGCTCTCACCAGGATTTTTTCGGAAATGGACCCAGGGGCCACAAAAATTTCCGCCGTAACCAAATTCTCTTGGCCGATGCGATCGAGGCGGGAAACGGCTTGTTCGTTCTGCGCCGGCACCCAATCGGGCTCTGCCAAATATGCTCGGGAACAAACCTTTTGCAAACCATCCAGTCCAGTTCCCGCCGACTGAATGTTGCCAATGAAGACCCTAGTGCTACTCTTATTTATGAAATCGTCAACTGCTTTTTGCCGTGCGCTCGGAGATTTTCGCCCATCGATCCGAACGGTGCCAAAGCGAGACAATTCATTTTCAAAAATGTCCAGCACCTCGATATGCCAGCCGAAGATCGCCAGCTTTTCATCGCTGCCTTCGAGGAAGTCCGCGGCGTATTCGGCGATCTGAGGCGCGAGAGCAATTCCCATCAAGCGCCTGGCTTCCGCGATGTGCCCGAGAATTTCAAAATCCTTGGTGGTCTGGATTTCATCGATCGAGAGCCCCAGCATTCCTTCGGCGTCCAGCGCGCCGCGCACCGTGGAATCTTCCTGACAACGCACGATCGAGTAGCGCGGCGGTTTCATGAGCGTGAAGACGTCCTTCTTCTCATGCCGGGCCATCACGTTCACGCGCAGCCGGTTTTGCAATTCGAGTTCGAGGCTGGTGCTTTCCAGCTTGAAGCGCTTGCCTTCGATCGTCTTCATGTCGGCTTGGCGGTTGTAGCGCTCCTTGAATTTGTCCTCGGAGAGAAAATCGATCGACTCATGCGAGAAAAACCGGATCAGGTTGTAGCACTCGCTCGGGCGGTTCAACAGTAGCGTGCCGGTCAAGGCCAGATGCTCCTTGCAGTAGCCGGCAATCGCCTTCACCTTGATTTCGCCGTGGTGATATTCGCCGCGGGAGTTGCCAAGGATTGCGCGCGTGGTGAGCGCGTCGATATTCTTCATCTTGTGGGCTTCGTCGCAGATCAGCAGATCCCACTTGTATTTCGAGATTGCCCGAAGGATCGCCGGATTGCGTGCCGCGTCGTAGGAGAGAACCTGATAATGCGAGGTTGGGTGAATTCCATCCTTCACCTTGAGCATCACGGAAACATGACATTTCGGGATCGTGGACCAGGCTTTGATCACTTCGCCCCACTGCATCCTTACCGATGCCGGGCAGATCACAAGCACACGCTGCGCCTCTTTCTCATTCGCATAGGCAATCGACGTCGGCGTTTTCCCTAGTCCCGGCTGATCGCCATTGATCCCACCATTTCGCGCCAGCAGATAATCGAGCGTGGCTTTCTGGTAGGGCCAGAGTTCCTTGCCGGGAGGCAGGCGCACGGTGCCCTTGCCATCGAGCGCGCGGGACAGTTCAATTGCTCTGCGATAGGCCCCCAGCTTCGGCGAGGTGACTTCGGCCAGATCGGCTAGGGCATAGGGATTTGTCGCCCACAGCACGGCCTCTTCTCTCGAAGAAGCCGAAGTGGAAAATGTCAAACCTCTATAAGCCATTTGGTCGGCCACAAATTTTTTCTGCGCACTTGGGATGCGCAAAACAAAATTTGAACCATTTTCCTCTACAATCACAGCCATGCCTCTTGATGTTGTGCGAGGCGATGAACTGAGGAAGTAGCCATGATCGAACTCGAACACTCCCCGCTTGGTGGCAGCGGCGCGCATCGCTTCCTGACTTGCACAGGCTCGTTCCTGCTGCACCGGGAGCAGTT